CGTAATATAAAAAACGTTTCATACGGTAAACATTAACATGGAATTCAAGCACCCAAAATATTATAAAGAATTACGCAAGCGTAATAAACTGGATCAGGCCATTAGCGACGAAGCTTCGACGGAAGCGACAAGCGTGCGTCCTGGTCCGGGCCTCAAGCAACAAGCCACAAGCACCAAGCCTCAAGCTTCAAGCACCAAGCTTAGAAAAAAATAAGCCACAAGCGTCAAGCCCCAAGCTGCAAGCTTCAAGCTCCAAGCCACAAGCTACAAGTTCCTCGATCCTTGAACCACGGAAAAGTTTCACGGTGCATGAACCGAGGTGCTCAACCATGATAAATGTATTTGTTGGGTGACGTTTATGAAACGCAATTTGATGTGGTGAGAAACGTATCTTGTTACCCTTCGTAACTTTTAATTCTACTGTAAAAAAGTGGCCAAAAGTATTGCAGCCCAATAGATCGGGAGTACCAAGTAGACTACTATTTTCAAGTCTAATCCACGAAATCTTTGGTATAGATTTCTTAATTTTTTCATAAAATTTTCTCTCAGGTTTCAAGGTAACTAGGGTGTCTATTCTGGTGTGTTAGGCGCGATAATTAACTTTTGTCTTGTAGGTTTCAATACAACACGAATAGAATTTTGTCCAATAATATTTGACTCTTGCACTTCAATTCTTCTAACTTCTTCAAGGTGGCCATTGACCTCCATGTAGATTTTAGCATTACCTATTCCAGTAATTTGTTTACCTTTGACAGTCGTGAACTGTTCGAGATACTCTTGTAGATGTTTTACGAACATCTTCTAATTCCTTTCTTAACTCTCCATTTAACTTTTGGTGTTTTTCATTAATTTGTTCTAAATCTCTTACTCTCAACTGTAATCTTTCTATTTGAACCTCTAAATCTTTATCACCTCTATTATCTTTACGTACTTTCATGATTGACAATATAGGATAGTTACCTTAAAAAGTCAATATGGGAGTTCCAAAAAGATTAACAGAAATGCAACAACGCTTTGCTGAATTTTTAGTATTTGGTGGACCAGACGGGCCAATGACTAAAACAGAGGCAGCTTTAGCTGCAGGATATAGTCCTAAACGTGCAAGACAAGAAGGATCAGAATTAACTAATCCTAAACTATCACCACTTGTTGTTAAACACATAGGAGAATTAAAAGAAGAAAGATTAAGAAAACATGAAGTTACTTACGAAGGACATGTAGCAGAACTTGCTAGACTTCGTGAGGCTGCTTTAAAGAAGGGATCATTCTCTTCAGCAGTGAATGCGGAAGCAAACAGAGGAAAAGCAGCAGGATTATACATAGATAGAAAAATAATAAAAACAGGAAAACTAGAGGACATGTCAGAACAAGAGTTAGAAGCAAAAATGAAACAGATTTTAGACGACTACTCACAGATAATTGACGTGACTCCATCTAAAGTTTCTGAATCTTCTTTACCCAAGCCCGTGGAATCATCGTCCGATCCCCAAAAGTAAATCCATCATCATCTTTATCATAAGACGCAAATAGTTTTACAGATTTTTTATCTTTAGAATATAACCAACCTTCGTTAACAGGTTGTGCTAATTTCATTCTATCAAATTCTTTATCAGTAGCCCAGCCAGAGTCACTGACACAATCAATCCACTCCACTCTAACTCTCGGATAAGGTATATCGGGAGCACTTTCAGTTACGATTCTTTTTCTTCTTTTCCTAGGCATAATTATTTTTACAAGTTCGACACCTAAATGACAATTTATTTTTTTGTTGCGCTAAAAATAAAAAAATTCCAAAAGGTGTCGCAAGTGGTCTAAATTGAGCTATAACCATTGGTATTATTGACGAATAGCTTCGACACCCCCCCCGTCGCAAGGGTATCGCAGGGTATCGCAAGTGTCGAACTTTTGCCACAATTTTGCCACAAACTGTATACATTTGACGCAGTTTTTTTAGAATCATTCTAAACTAGGTGTCGAATTCGATACCTTGCGACACCTGTGCGACACCCATTCGACACCTACAATATAGCTTTCTTTGCCATATTGCTGCCATAATGTAAATCCATTACCGCTAACTTATCTTCCGCTTCTGCTATCTTCAAAAGAAGTTTATCAACTTCTCCTGTTATGTCAGGGTGTTCTGGTATGACTAACTCGTGCTCGCTATAACATTTTATTTTGTATTTAGCGTCATCTATTTCAGCTTCATACCTTTTCTTTAGAACGTTTCTAATGTAGTTGTTCATAGTTTCTCCTGTAGTTCCTTTAGATACTCTTCGTTTTCTTTTTGAGAGTTGTACTTTTCTTTATCATCAAACTTTAAGTCATGATACATGTCCAATCTCTTCAAAAATTTATGTTTATATTGTCTTAATTCAGGTCCTTCGACAATAAATTCTTGGTAGTATAGGTCAGGTGTGCATACCATTATTACACCTTTGTTAATTGTAGAACCATGGACATAATCATGAGCCATGGCGTATGCTGCAATTTGCAAATAATAATCTTCAATCCATTCTTTCTTTTTAGGTTTATTCGCTTGTTTAAAATCTACGATAGTATCTTCACCATTGTGAATGCAAACCAAGTCAGTAGACCCAGCGTATAACCCAGGATAATACATTGTAACTTCCGAGCCGTAATACTCTTCCACCGGTGCAAGACCAACTTCAATAACTTTTTCGGCCATGGTTTTCGCCTCTTGTCCAAGCCCTGTAAGATCATCGTACCCAGTACCGAGTATATGATGTTCGAGGAACTTGTGCATGGCTGTTCCCCGCCTACTAGATAGATTTTTGATTCGCTCTGCTTCTTGTTCTCCAACTTTTGCCTTCCAATCTTTTATGAATTGTTGATCTTTGGTTTTGCCTAATACAGTAGTTACACTTGGAAGTCTATACCCTGCAACATCATAGATCCGTGATCCTTGGTCCATGCTCTGTGTACCACTAACGTAGTTGTATTTATTGTTTTTTTTCATTTAAATATTTAGGTGCAAATTTTACTATGTTGTTTAAAGGAGCAGAATCATGAACATTACCACTCACCGATATTCTAGTTACATCAGATTTGTAAGGTGCTACCCAATGTTTTAACCACGAAGGAAAAATAAACATATCATTTTCTTCCGGCATAAAAGACATATAAGTTACACAATCTCTTGCTCCATCACCATAGACAAACTGTATTCCGCCAGGACCACAGGACTTTCCAATATATTCACTATTTTCTTTTTTAAGTTCTTCGGGTATCTGTAGATAGACTACAAAAGATAATTTACCATCGTGATCATGTGGTGGATTAAATTCATTTGGTTTTTGATGATTAATCCACAAAGCAGACAATAGATACTCAGGTCTTTTTTCATATTTTTTATTGGTATACTGTTCAAATGCTTGATCGTATACACCTAAACATTGTGATAGTTCAGGTATTATTTTATTTTTAGATTCTTCATTGTATCCAGTTTCACTACTTAAGATACCTGCAAGTTTATCTCTATAATCCATTTTATTATTTTTAGCTTCATCTAACAGTGTTTGTTTAAAGCTATCAGATATTTTCATTCTGACAACACAAGGTCCCCAGTTAAATATTTGTATGTTTATTTTTTTTTCAGTCATTCTAAACTCATCGCCTCCTTATATTTATTAAGATCTACGACGTTGTTATTTATAATTATAGGATCGCCGTAGTGATCAATAATTTTTTGAAGACCTTCCATCTTCACATGCGCGTAAGGCCAAAATAATCTAGCTACATAATATGCATCTCTAAACTGACATCTCCAACGCCATTGTTTTTTCCAACCTTTAGTATATCTAGTCTTATATCTTTTTTCACCAACAGTTCCAACTTGTAAAACTTCATGAACCCAACGTAAAACAGATTCATCAGTCATAGCCATTTCCATTCTAATAGACCAAGTAGGATACGCTTTCTTTTGATGTTTACGTTTACGCATGTATTGTTTGTAGGTGATGCATCCTTCACCATCAAACAAACCTGCAATGTAACTTATATCAGTTTCAGACACCATTATTGTACCGTGTGAGTTTCTTCAGTAATATAAAACTCACCCTCAGAGTCACAGTCCCAACATTGATGCACTTGACTGTTATCTCTAAAATCTATTGATGTGTCTCCTGTTGCCACTCTAACGTATCCATTACCATGGCAAGTATCGCAAATATATTTCTTAACTTGTTTTACTTTTAACTTTGCCATTTAATTTTCTCGCTTTCTCATTCGTTATTACTTCAATTGTTTTAGAAATAGATAGTTTGCCATCGGGCAATATTATCTTCGACAACTGTTCTAAAACCTTGTATGTTTCTTTCGATAGAGAAACATTTTTATATCGGCTCATATCTGTCATGTGTGTTTCCTTTCATAATTAAGTTTTATATATAGGGTATTTTGTAGGATTGTCAATGAAATTTTTGTGTAGTTTAATAATTTGTTCTAGTGTTATGGGAGAATGCATGCCGCCATATCCTTGGCCAGATGTATTTAATACAAAATATGATTGTTTAGTATTTGGATACCAAGAATCTATTAAAAAAACAGAAGAAATTGGTAGAGCAGATGTTAACGAACACGGCATATATATTAAATTTACTTGCACTCCAACTGATACTATTTGACAATGTGGCAAGATTGTGTTAACGCTCAAAAATCTTCTCACCATTTACCTACCCTTACTAATTTCCCTCTTTAGGGTAGGTGTAATTCATTCTACCCCTACGCTTTCCGTGCACGTACTAACGTAGAAGGTGCCGCTTTCATTGCTAGGTTTCCCATCATCGCGAACGTACAGTGGAACGCAGTACTGCAGAACTTGGACGCTTACTAACGGTCTTATAATGTCTTTTCCTACTTCGCTCTTGTAATGGGTAGCCATTATCTCTACACCATTCATCGGCATAATATTTTATTAACATGGACTCTTTTGTAGGTCCACCATGTTTCTTTTTTACCTGCATATACACCCATAAAAATCACCCGTGCCATCTTTCATGACATGAGCATTTACTGGATAATCATAATAGGTTGTTAAATGCAATCTAAGTATATCACAAAGATCAAAGCAATTTACTTCGTCCAATAATGATATACCCACCGTCATCTCCTTTGTGACAGCTACTAACTGATACAACCCGTCGTTTAGAACTATTAAGTCCATTGTTCGCAAACTCCTTTACTAATTTATACCAAAGATCTTTATACTTTATATCTTTAGTTTTATTATAATTATTTGCCGCTTGATCTATTTCTTTTTGAGTCGTCATTTACTGTCGTACCCCACTTAATAATATTCTTCAAGCCTGGTGCTTTTATTTCTACATCAACACCGTATGGTTTCCATGCTTTTTTCATTAGATTTAACTCTAATAAAAAACTAGTCCATTGTTTTTGTGTAATACCTTTTGGTTTCATTGTTATTATTTTTTCTTTCATGATGTTAATATAGGACTTTTTGGGATTATGTCAAGTCTATTGTGGACGACCTTGTCGATTATATTTTTTTGTTTGTCTTTTTGCTGATTTATTAAGGTTTTTTGTATGTCTTCTAGGACGTTTACGAGGTTTTGGCCTTGGGATAAAATGAGTAAATTTAACTCTTGCCATCGTTTAATCCAAAAAAATTATCTAAATCTGATTTTACTGCCGTAGGACATAGAGTTGGTATATAACTTATTTTACCGTTTACATGCTGTTTTAAATCAGCACCACAACTTATGCATCTAAAAACTTCTTTTGTAAGTCCAACAAGAATTGTCATTTCATGACAAGTCGGACATTGCCCGTTCACGATCTCTGCGTGAAATCTTATGTATTTTCCGTTCATATTTCTTTTTATTTTTTATCACACGCTGATGGTAACGTCCATCACTTAATTCTTCAGCCATTGGATTTTGTTTATTTCTTGGTCTATTCTTTTTAAGAAAAAATGCGTAGTGTTGTTTATTCAAGGATTATCTTTTTAATAGCTATAGAGCCGTCAATGTTTGTTTCTAATTCTGCTTTAGTTTTAATGCATTTGTAGGTAACGTTTGGTGTATATTGTCTCTCCGCATGACGCTTGCCTCGTAAGCATTGAGCCATACCTTCTAATTGAATTCTGTGTTCCTTGATTTCTGCTCCTACAAACATAAGCAGGGCGACCACAACTTCTGTCATTGATGACCTCCATTCGTATATTTCATTTCTCTATTTTGATCTTTAAGTTTTTCTATGTCAAATAAAACTTTGTCCATTTGTTTTCTTAAAAATTCTATATTAACTTTGTTTAAAGCCATAGATTCTATGTGTGCGTTTAACTTATCGGTGGTCTTATAAAGATCTTCGATCATCATGAATTGTTCCGAGTCCGCGGGAAGTGATCCGAGTTGGCCCCGTGGCCATTTTATTCTAAACTCTGTATTCTCATTC